CCATGCTGGCAAGTTCGACCGGGAACCTACTGAGAGAGAGACCATGAATCAGAAAGACAATTTCACCGAATCGAAAACTATGGACGATCCGTTTGCCGATCGAGCTCCCGCAATTTTGGAGGAAGGGGCTGCGACCTTTCGAGAAAGGAACAAAGCCTATGGGGAGAGCTACAAGAATGCCGGTCAGGTCTACAAGGCACTGTTCCCTGATGATATCATCCTCGACACAGAAGATGATCATACTAGGTTCCAACTTCTATCCATGACCATCAACAAGTTGGTAAGATATTCCAACAATTTCAGAACAGGAGGCCACGATGACAGTGCACTGGATGCTTCTGTCTATTGGGCAATGCTATTGGAGATTGATCGTGACATCGCCAAGAGAGCAGATAATGGCCCAGCAGCATGAAGAGGGTGTGTGTTTTTGACACGGAGACGACAGGTCTTGTGGCCAATTCGCTTATCCGTGATGACCAGCTCCCAAACATCACAGAGTTCTATGGAGCCATCATCAATGAAGCTGGAGAGACAGTTGAAGTGTTGGAGAGCCTTATCAATCCTGGTCGGCCAATCAGCGATGAGATCGTAAGGATCACCGGAATCACTGATGAGTTGGTTAAGGATGCCCCGCGCTTCCCTGAATTCTCACCACAGCTTGCAGAATTCATCGAGAGTGCGGATGCAGTCGTCGCTCACAATCTGTCCTACGATATGTTCGTGGTGGAAAGTGAAATGTCTCGAGCAGGTATGGGAATCAAATGGCCAGTGGTGCGGATCTGTACTGTCGAGGCGACCGAGTGGATGAAAGGGTTCCGACTATCCCTTACCATGCTTCACGAGGAGCTGTTCGGAGAGGCCTTTGCATCTGCCCATCGAGCGCGGACTGATGTTGAGGCTCTTGTGCGCGTGTTTAATGAGCTTCGAGAAAGAGGAGACGTATGATGGACAGTCCACGATTGAGAAATGGATATTCATTCCGCGCCGCTGCCGGAAGTATCTCCGATGTCATGGATCGACTGAAGGAGGTCGGCGCGACCTATGCCCCAATCACCGACCGAGCCAGCACCTTCGGTTGGGTTCGATGGTCAAAGGCAGCAAAGCTCGCAGGCCTTATTCCTGTGTTTGGTGTCGAGCTTGGAGTGACTGACTCAGTCTCTGCGAAGAAGCCCAATGTTGATCATTGGACTTTTATCGCTCAAGAAGATCTAGGCCCAATCAATCGGCTGGTATCGACTGCCACCAGACAGTTCAGATATCAACCTCTTCTCACCTATGAACAAGCACAGAGTGCACAGGGCGTCTTCAAAATTGCTGGCCACAAAACACTTTTCGATAATATTGAGCCGGGAACTCTATTCGGGCTTGGACCCTCTACATCAAGAGGTTATTACAGAACCGCACTTGAGCGTGGCATGATCCCTGTCGCTGCAGGAGACAATCGTTTCGTGCGAGAAAGCGATCGCGGATTTTATGAGGTCGCCATTGGGCGCTCCGCAGAGACACAATCGTATCCACAACACATTCTAACACGCGAAGAGTGGTCGCGTAGCATCGATAGGCTTGATATTGGCACAACCCTACAGGAAGAAGCATTGGACCGCTCCTATGGGCTCCTAGCGCAATCGACAGCATCTCTCCAGCGCGCAGAGTTGGTTCACCCAGATCGTCCTGATACGCTAAAGGCGATGTGCGAGCTTGGTGCGCGCAGAATAGGATGCCCTTTGGAAAACCCGATCTATCGGGCGCGGATGGAGCGCGAGCTGAGTCTGATCGTCAAGAAGGACTATGAGGACTATTTCTATCTTGTCGCAGATATCTGCCAGTGGGCTCGGTCTCGCATGATCGTGGGCCCAGCGCGGGGAAGCTCTTGCGGCTCTCTCGTGTGTTATCTTCTTGGGATCACCACAGTTGATCCTATTCCTCATGGGTTGATCTTTGAGCGATTTATTGACATCAATCGGGATGATCTCCCGGACATCGACATAGACTTCTCTGACCAGCAACGACATCAGGTGTTCGCTTACATCAATGACAAGTATGGCGCTGAGAATGTTGCCCGTCTGGGAACTGTCTCTCTCTTCAAGGCACGATCGGCACTCAAAGAGGCTTCTGCAGCACTGCGCATTCCGCCTTGGAAGGTTGACGCGGTTGCGTCCAGCCTAATCGAGCGCAGTGGGGGAGACGCGCGAGCTCTTGACACGCTGGAAGATACGCTGAATTCCCTTCCTGCGGGAAAAGAGTTGCTCGAGAAATTTCCAGAGATAATGGTTGCATCTCGGATGGAAGGCCATCCTCGCCACCATTCCCAGCACGCAGCGGGCATCGTCATCGCAGCGCGTCCGATCAGCGATATTGTCGCAGTTGATGAGCGCACTGGTGCGACCATGTGCGATAAGATCGACGCGGAAGACTTGAACCTTCTCAAGATCGACGCTCTTGGACTTACACAGCTTTCTGTGTTTGAAGACGTTCTGGACTTTGCAGGGTTGCCCTATGACACGTTGGAGAAAATACCTCTGGATGATCCGGCAGCATTCGCTATTTTGAATGACCGATCCTTCGCAGGAATCTTCCAGTGGAACGGGGCAGCAGTTCAAAGTGTGACCACTTCAGTTAAGATGGAGAGCTTTGACGATATTGTGGCGATTACAGCATTGGCCCGTCCTGGACCTTCTGCCTCTGGGGGCACCAACGAGTGGGTAAAGCGCAAGAATGGCAAGGTGCCAATAGCATACATCCACCCAGTCTTTGAGCCTTATCTCTCAGAGACACTGGGGATTGTGATCTATCAGGAGCAGGTGATGGAGATTGCCCGGAACATTGGCGGTCTCAGCTGGGGCGATGTGACTGCACTGCGCAAGGCCATGAGCAAATCTCTAGGGGTCGAGTTCTTCAACCAGTATGGAGACCGATGGAAAACTGCAGCAATCTCTAAAGGGGTCAGGACGGAAGATGCGACCAAGGTCTGGGATGATCTTTGCGCGTATGGATCGTGGAGTTTTAACAAGAGTCATGCTACAGCTTATGGGATGATTTCATATTGGTGCTGCTGGCTAAAGGCTCATCACCCATTTGAGTTTGCAGCAGCCACACTATCTCATGAGACTGACCCTGAACGTCAGATGTCGCTGCTGCGGGAGATGGTCAGAGAGGGTTATGATTATGTTCCTGTAGAGGCTGACACTTCGACGCTAAAGTGGGGGATCACAGTTCGAGGAGCTAACAAGGCCAAGACCCTTGTAGGTCCATTGTCCATGGTGAAAGGAATAGGCCCGAAGCTCTCTCAGCAGATACTCCATGCACGCTCTCTTGGAGAGCCTATGCCAAGAAAGGCATTAAAATTGTTGAGCAATCCAAAGACGGACATCGACAGTTTATGGCCTATCCGAGATGCTTTCAAGAAGCACCTCCCAGATCCAAGTTCTAGGAACATACACACACCTCCAGTCGCAATCGAAGACATACGCGAAGGGACAACATGGGAGGAGGTGTTGGTCTTTTGTGTAATCTCAAACATCAATCCGCGCGATGAGAATGAATCAATCAATGTTGCCAAACGAGGTGGTGTCGTCATAACTGATGGCAAGACATCCAGCCTGAATCTCCGACTCACTGATGACACAGACACCATCTTCGCCAAGATTGGGAGATTCGACTATGATCGGCTGGGGAAAGAAATTCTTGAGCGCGGAAGAGTCCGAAAATGCCTCTATGCGATCAAGGGCAAAGTCCCTCCAGGATCTTTCAGGATGATAAGCGTCAAGCAGGCACGTTTTATCGGAGACATTGATGAAGAACCAATTTCAACAGAGGCAAGTTCATGAAGATCAAAGACCTAAACGATGTAAATGCAATTCGTCTATATCTCAACCGCGTCGGGGCAGAAGCAAGATCTCTCAAGACGGCAGTCATCAGAGAGGTGAAGGGAGCATATTGGAAAGATCTTGCAGTGATCCGATTTGCGAAAGATGGAACTGTTGAATGTTCTTCCCACGAGTACGAACCGACAGATCTTGAGCGCAAATCGATCGCTGACGAATGCACCTCAGTCTCTTGGCCAAGTGTTGTCCCTGTAACTCGAATCTCGAACCCTCCTCCAATGATCGAAGAGGCTGATAAGGAGAACATCTTTGAGTTCCGTGATACCAGTGGCAGCATCTTGATGATTCAAGTCAGAGTCGAACGCGAAGGTGAGAAGAATTATGTCCCCTGGACATATTGGGATGACGACACTTGGCGTATGTGCGAACCTGATGGACCTCTTCCACTTTTTGGTGCAGAACGACTCAAGGATGCTTCAGTGGTCTTCATCCATGAAGGGGCCAAGGCTGCTAAAAGAATCCAATCCATGTGCGATAGGCAGGACCGAGCCGCCAAGGAAGCCTTCCGAGATCACCCATGGGCGATGGAGCTTGAGAATGCCGTGCACCTCGGATGGATTGGCGGAGCGATGTCTCCCTATCGGACTTCTTGGGGACAGCTGGCCAAGGCAGGAATCAAAAGGGTTTATATCGTAGCAGACAACGATCAGCCAGGAAGGGAAGCAGTGCCGCTAATCTCTCAGCAAATTCGCATCCCCACATTCGTTGTCCAGTTCACGGATGAGTGGCCACCAAGCTTCGATCTCGCAGATCAGTTCCCAGAAGATATGTTCGGAGCTGCATCAGAAGGTCGTCACTATATTGGTCCATCGTTCCGCGATTGCCTTCATCCGGCCACATGGGCAACTGACCTTATTCCCAATAAGAAAGGGAAGCCGACGCCAGCCCTCCGCGATAGCTTTAGAGCAATGTGGGCTTATGTTGAAGAGGCGGACGTTTATGTCTGCACTGAGATGCCAGAGATCATACGAACTGAGGCGATTCTAAATCGGATGCTGGCTCCATTCTCTCATGTCGCAGAAACTTCGCGATTGATCGTCAAGGCTTATAGAGGGCGCTCCGCACGCATCTGTTACCGGCCAGACCAAGAAGGGTTAAATGTAACCTTTCGCGGCTCCTCGGCCATAAATTTGCATGTGCCGACCAACGTAAGAGCCTCCACAGGAGATGCAGGTCCATGGTTGGAGTTCCTCAGTTATATGTTCGTCCATGAACTGGAGCGGAAACGGGCAGAGATATGGTGTGCGACTTTGATTGCGAGGCCAGACATCCGCATGGGATATGGTATGCTTTTGATATCCGAGCGCCAAGGGATTGGGAAGACGACACTTGGTGCTAACATTCTTGCTCCGCTGGTTGGGTATAACAATGTGGGCTATCCAGGAGAAGCAGACATCCTGTCCAGTTTTAATGACTGGATGGCGAACAAGAGGCTGGTCGTTGTGAATGAGATCTACTTCGGATCGAGCTGGAAGGCGTACCACACACTGAAGTCGGTGATCACTGATCGGGACGTGACTGTGAACCAGAAGTATCAGCGACCCTATACGATCGAGAATTGGTGTCACATCTTCGCATGCTCCAACTCGATGCGAGCTCTCAAGATGGAGAACGATGACAGGAGGTGGTTCTATCCTGAGATCACAGAGGTGCCGTGGCCCAAGGAGAAGTTCGTCGCCTTCCGGAAATGGCTCGATGGTGGAGGCTTGAACATAATTTCCAGCTGGGCACATGATTATGGGAACTATGTTGAGCCATCGGACCGTGCTCCGATGACAGAAAGGAAAAAAGATATGATCGAAGGGTCGCGATCAGAAGCCCAAGGAGAGGCTGCTGCTCTCGCAGAGATGTTGAAAGATCGAGAAGAGCCAAGTGCTCTATTCATCAAAGACGTGTCGTCTTGGGCGAAGGCAACCATCCAAGGTCGCATGTTTGACAGTGACTACGAACTGCGAAGGACCATGACTGAATGCGGAATCACTTGCTGGAAGAGGCGATTCAAGGTCCATGGGCGCTGGCAATATGCACTAATCAACGCAACCCTTGAGAGGGCACTTGAAGGGTTGGGGGATGCCGAAGCTGCTGCAATGATAAGGAAGGTGGCAATCAAGCCGATCGAGCTGATGGAAGGAGAGATGTGATGAGGAAATTGACACTGATCCGGGAAGAGTCGTGCTGTGGATTTACGATAAGGAAATGGGGCAGGGGGAAATTGATTCCTTGGCTAATACTCGACAGAGATGGGAAGCGTCTTGATAGCGCTCTCACACGGGAGGTGGCACGGAGACGTGCTCGGCGGATGGCGTCTGTAGACATTTGATAACAGAGGATGGGCAAGTGCCATGATTGATATGCAATCGAGCATCAATCCGGACGATGAGCAGATCTCAAGAGTCCGAAACATTATCTGCACCGCGACCGGAGTGTCGCTCTCCCGTCGGAAGCTGTGCGACATCATCAGGGCGATCCTTATCACTCGACCGCCACTCACCTTGTCAGAGGATAGGGCTCTATGTGTCCTGATAGAGCACTACGAATCAGAGCGTTTCGCGATGACGATTCGTGGGCTTCAGGCAGCATTAGGAAGTCGATCACTCGGTCATGTCCACAATGTGGTGGTTGGTCTGTGTGACAAGGGATATGTTATCCAGCTTGCGAACAAGTATGTCCCGGTTGGGGCCATAGGGCTTCTCAAGACTACGCTCTGAGTTCTGGCAACTGGGGAGGCTTCGGCCTCCCCTTTTTTTGCGCCTGAAACTTTTTTCAAAATAATTGAAGAAAAGCCTTTTCTTCTGAATCTGGCTGGCGCATACTCTCTTTACTGAAGCGACGAACCCCACACTAAGGAAACAAGACCATGGCTCAAGACTCACACACCATCACACGGCACGATCTCACCACCATCAATGTGGGCGACGTCGTGACCTACCAGCTCCCCACGCTGGCACGACCCATCGTTGGCACCATAGTCCGCATCACCACGGCACTTGATCCGCGAGATGGAATGGTCGCGGTCAAGTCGCGGCAATCCGGGCGCGTCAAGTCCATGGATGCCTGCAGCGTGACTGTCAGCAAATAGCGCCTCGCATATCAGCCCAACCACCAAAGGAAACCAAACCATGTCACAGCGCATCACGATCACCACTCTCCGGTCCGCCATCGCACGCCTGAACCGCGTCGCCAACACTGACACCTACACGCTGGACGCTGCCTATGGCAGCTATCGTCTATGTCAACGGGGCGCGTTCGGTATTGGAGAGCGTGATCTGTCAGACCGTGCCACGGCCCGTGAGACGTATAGCATCATAAACGCTTTCATCAACGGGTTCGAAGCCGCAGTGCTGGCACGTGCCATCGCTGATAATCCAGCCGACTAACCCGCCCTGCCCATCCCACAAACAGGAGACAGACAGATGACCGACAACCTCAAAGAAATCATCGCAGCAAACGAAGCATGGGCTGACAACAAGATTCTTGAGCACATTGCTGCCGGCAAGACGCCCAGCGAAGCCCGCGCCCTTGTTTATCCTGATGAAGCGCCAGCAACTCTCGGCTTCGATCATGTCCGCGATGCGCAAGCACAATCGTTCGCCCGTCTCGCGGCAGCGCACGAGGCCAAGGAGAGCGCGTTATGAGTGACCTGATAGAGCGGTTGCGTGGGCGGGCCAACGGTTTCCAGCGCCGCCACGGCGGTACGGATGGTCTCGATTATTACAGCGTGCGAGATGCCCAACGTGAAATTGAAGCCGCAGACGCCCTTGCCGAGCGTGACGCCGAGATAGAACGGCTGATGCGGGAGATTGATGACTTGCGCAAAGAGAGGCACACATTTGCTATCGACCGCCTCACCACCAAGGGGAGCGCGTCATGAGCCGTAATCTTGAATTTCCCAAGATATTCCTGTTTGAATTTGAGCCAGACGAAGAAATCGTATGGTGTACGGACGACGAGTCGGGAGACGGCGAGGTCTGTGAGTACGTTCCTGCCGCTGCTCTTGCCGAGCGTGACGCCACCATCAAACGGCTGACGCGGGAGAGACAGGAGCGAGACGAGGGATTTGAGGAAACCAAGGCGGCGCTGATCGACGCAGACGATCTTACCACCACTCTTGAGGGTCAGGTGGAGGCGCTGACTGTGGCGCTGGCGGATGCCGGACAAGGGCTCCGCACAGCCACGATGTATGTCAGCGGAAGTCAGGATTGGCTGCTCAGCACGATTGCCCGTCTGGAAACAGCACTCAATGGAGATAGCCAGTCATGAGAATAGTAATTGATTCCGGGGCTGTCGGCGGTCAGCCCGACTGGTGGCTGTGAAGCTGGCAAAGAAAGGCCACTGCAGATACGACAATGCAGTGGCCTTTCCGAGCCTGATCCCAGAGGGGAGGCTAGAATCAGGCTCGATCCCAGCCTGAGCGGGCCATCTCATAATGCTCGCGAGCTTCGTCCAGATACTTTTTTGCTTCGACCTCATCCCCACTTGACCCAGCCTCGATGGCGCGAGTTGCGAGTGATGTTAGCTTGATGCCTGTATAAAGCAGTGCGATTGCGCTGTTTGGTTCGAACATCAGAATCCCTCCTTGAGCGTTTGAAGCAGGGCAATTCCCGCCTGCACAGTCTCAGCGCCTTCCGCCGGATCGATCGCGCTCCCAGGCAGACAGACCGGGTCCACCAGAGCATTGGCAGCGTCCACCCGATCGACCTGGGAGGCCGAAAGGTCGGGCTTGTATGGTGTGAGCGCCTCAAGCGCCACCGCGTAGGTGTCGCAGGAGATCGCCACCGCGTTCGCTGCCCGCGTTCCGACAGTACCAGCACAAGCGGAGAGGGCCAAGGCCAGCGCCAGTAGCGCCACGATCGACGGAGATTGTAGGGTTGTGCCTTTTGAGTTGCTATTGGGCGCAGCCCACACACCAAGGGCGGTCAGCGCCGCGATCACGAGGCCAGTGAGCTCTGTCTCCATTCCGGTCAGGTTGTAGCCGAAACGGTCGTTGGCAACCATAAGAGCGACCCCGATCA